CAGGTCTTGCTGAATCACACGGCCCAGCGGCACCAGCACGACAGCGAACCCCAGTTGAAGCATGGACCGCGTGCCGTCGCTGATATTGGGCACGCTGGCGAGCTGTGTGCTCGCGGCCTGCAGTATGAAGGGGATGGCCTGCGAGGCGAATCCACCCCACACAGCCAGCGATGAGGCGGCAATCTTGCCTGCATTAGGAATCAGGTTCATGGGTTCTCCTTGGCTTTAAGCCGGTCTATCTCGGCGCGCGCTGTTTCCAGCGCTGAATCTGTCAGTGCGTTCTTATCTTGAAGTAGCTTGTTGTTCTCTTCTAGGATGCCAAACTTATACATCCAAAGACTAGCTTCGTGCTTGGATTCGGCGGCCTTCTGTTGGGTCTCCACAATCTGCTTCCACATCGCCTGATTCTGAGTATCAAGCTCCGTCACCCTCTTTGCCATGTCAGCATAGAAGTTGTTGGCGTTTGTGTCGTCCTTGAGCTGCCGGCTGGTGGAGCTAGATTTCAGCCTCCAATAGTTCAGGCCACCGGCAACCGCGATCAGTGCGCCGATAATCTTCGCCGCCCAGCCGTACTCCTCGTTCACCGAATCCGCCGCGGCGGGGCTGTCCTAACGATGGACCAACCCATCAAAGGAATAAGCAATAGATACGGCGCCATGATGGGAGAAATATAACCCAAGGCTACCACCATGCTGATTAGACAGAACCCCCACAGCAAAAAGCCGTAAATGTTGAAGCCTAAGTTCCAGCTGAAACGATGTTTCTTGGAATAGACAAGAAAGACCGTTCCAAATCCGTAAGACAAGAACACAAGCGCCCAGACCCATTGCGGCGCGAGGGCTTCCATGATCCCGTAAGCCTCTTTTGTAAATGGCTGCTGAGAGGCCAGCAGGAGCGCCGCAAAAACCATTGAAGCCCATCCCATGACGATACGCACGGTCATCGTGTCAACTTCGGTGAAGATGGCGATGAGTAGCGTCTTATAGTTCCTCTTGAAAAGCTCGCGCATATACCCGGCCAGAAGAAGCCATATATGCTTGAGTAGAGGCGGACGCTCACTCATCTTGCGAAACCACTTTCAAAAGCTCTACATCAAACACGGTGGACGATTTGCCAGCACGACGACTGAACATCGCGGTGGGCATCCACGAACAGCGCGCGTACACAGGGCCAGTGCCCGTGATCTCATCCACTGTCATATTGGGGCCGCCCGACTTGAGTTGGACGGTGCTGCCGGCTTTGATTTCTTCCATGTCTAATCCTATACAGCAATGCCGTTTTGGTTGTAGTTATTATGGCTGTTGTTGACCAAGGGCAAGGCGCCGCTATTCACCATCTGCACCTGACTCGTCACGTTGTCGTGATAGTTGAAGATACCCGAGATGGAAGGATTGGTGCCCGACTCAATTCCGCGCAAAGCCAGCTCGCGCCCCTTGCAGTCGTGGATGGTGATGTCCTGACGCGTATTGTTGGACTGCGTCACCACCCGGATAAGCGATGACGTGGAATCGAATGTCGTATCGGCAGGGTTGAAGTCGATCCCTACGTGTGCGAACGAATACTGCTTGTAGTAGCTGGCATTCGTAAACACGGCAAAGAAGTCGGTAAGGATGTTAGTCAGCGTCGAAACACGCAAGGTCACGCCATCCACAATCACAGAGCCGGTATTGTTGGCCTTGAAGTTGCATACTGTGTCCTCGAATACCACCCCACCCGAGAAGCTGATGGAATTGAAGGGTCCGTTCAGGTCATCGAAGAAGGAAGGGTTGTTGCAGTTCTTGTCCGAGGATGTGTAGATGCCTCCAATGACCTGAATGTCGGCCCCCAAAACTCCTTGCTGGCTGTCGTTATAGTTGCGGAAATGTGGGAAGCCGGCCCGCTGAATGCTCTTGCAACCCTTCAGCTCAAAATGCTTGGTTCCGAAGAACGATGCGTAATTGCCATTGGCGTAGTTCTGGGCGGTGCAATTGACATTTACTGCGTTTAGCGTGCCCTCGTGGTCAATGCCCACATCACCGCCAACGGTTGTGCGTATAGCGCTGCATGTATCGAAGGTAACGTTCTGGCCCATTGAACCCCACAGACCGGAGCCTGTGCAATCAAACGTAGAAAAGCCTTTGACCTTGACGCGGTCGCATTTACGGATGTTTGCAGCTGCGCCGTCTCTGCCGAAGTTGGAGTCGCCACCCCAATAGAGGAAGCCGAACACATACCCGGCGGCACGTCCACCCTGCACCTCCACGCCGTCGATGTACTGCATGTCGATGAACGACTGACCATCTTCCGGGGTGGCTGTGGAGCCCTGCGGATCCACAATGAGCCAGTCTTGGCAGACGTTGGTTTTGCCCGCCCAATCAATGGTCGAATAGTAGTTGGCTGGGAATCCCGAACGAGGGATGGTGCGAGCCAGCATGCAGGTGATGCAACGCGGGCTGATGATCTGTACGTCCTTGGAGCATGCGCTTGCGTCAAAGCTGGCAGTAGCGATTGCGTGGCTGGTGGACGGGCCTTGGAAGATCAGGTTGTTGAGTCGGATGCGGTCAGCGTGGTAGAAAACGGCAGCGCCCGTAAAGCGGATCTTGGCGCCGTTGGGGTTGTCGATCCGCATGCCTACCGGAAGCTGGTGGATGTTGTTCAGGATGTAAACGCGGTCCGCCTTGCCTAGCTCTGCGTAGCGGGCGCCAGAAGCAAACAGCTTCTCAAAAGCCAAGTCATCGGAGGTGCTGTCGTCGCCCAAAGCCCCGAATTGCTCAAAGAACGCAGGGCCGCGGCGGAGGCCTGATTGCACGGTTTCCGGTATTGCGCCGGTCCCCGCCTGCACATAGCCGACAGACAGCGAGCCGTTCTGACCACCGATCAGCGAAACATAGCTCCCGAGGGCTTGCGGGTCGGCAACGGAGAAGTTGTCCACGCTCCATACTTCCACGCCAGGACCGCCCAGAACGGGCGCAGTGCGGAGGACGAACTTGTAGAAGACCCCGGGGACAAGCCAGACGTTAGCCCGGCCTGCTGCATCCAATTGAACCGGGTTGCTGTTCTGCGCCGTGCCCGATTGGTCGGTGTATGTCGCAATCGGTGTCGTAGTGCCAGCAGCGTAGGTGAAGAGTTGCCCCAAGACAACGGGCAAGCCGGCATTGGTTTTGCCTTCAAATTTGGGGGTCCAGGTTGCTGCCATTTGGGTTCCGATATTGTTAGACTTGGCCGATGGAATTCACGGACTATCTTTGGATCAAGTTTGCTGGAGTGGTAGTGCTAGCGTTCATCGTCGGCATTGCTAAGGGCTTGAAAGGCCCACAGGCGCCGCGCGAACAAGACCGGTCGCCGCATCGGATTCGATAAGGTCACGCAGGCGGTTCGTACCAGGCCGCGTGAGGTACGCACCCAGCCTCGGCGAGTTGACCAAAGCAGCCAGGCCGCCAGCGCCTGCGTAGCCCAAGCCAGCAAGAGCGGGATTTGCTACGACGGATGCGCCAAGCAAGGTGTTTTGGATTGCGGCACGAGTGCTACCGCCAGTCCGGGCGACGCGATCGGCCAACAGATTGCTACCTACCAACGATAAATCACCCAAAGGTGTTCCGGTAGGATCTGCATACCCTTTGCGCACAGCACCTGGCAGCAGCGCGTAAGGAACATCGCCAGGCACACGCCCAGCAGCACCAAGCTCGGCCCCCGTTAGCAAAGGCTCAACGGTCTTGAACGCCTTGTATTGCGTGCGGGTCTGGGTAAGGGCCGCCGCGTCCTCTGGCGATACGCTGCGGTTGAATGCCCCAATGATGGACTTCCGCAGATCGCCAAGTTCGTTGCGTAGTTCGATCGACCCTTCCGCGCGGCGGCGTAGGTAGCTTTGAAACTTGTTGGCCACCTCGCCCGGAATCACTAATTGGTCATCGCCGCGGGTCTGCACCTTGGATAGAACGTCGTCAATCTCTTTGAGGACGCTGGATCCCGACTGGGCAGGCAGCTTGTCGGCTTGGTATCGAAGGTTGATTAAGCCATCAATGAACTTTTCATCGACCTGGAGATTGTTGCCATTCCAGATGCGATCAAACTCTTTGCCGAGTCTTCCTTTCGCCGCGTCTACAACCTCGGGCGTGAGCGACTCGCTAGAAGCCCCAAAAGTACCCCCGACTGCCCTGTTGTATGCCTTCTGCTGGTTATCGCGGGCAGCAGCACCCACACCGCCCACAATCGGCAGATCAGCAAGCACGGACCGAAGCGCCTTGGTGGTGGAGCCAGAAACGTCCGCCGCAGTTACGGGGATGTCGTATTGCTGCGCCAAGCGGCCAATCTCTGCAGCGCGAGGATTCACGCCCACGCTTTGGCCGACCAACTGGCCAAGCTTCCCGGCGCCAGCAACGCCGACAGGCAGAGCGCCGCCGATTAATGCGCCAGCGGCTGTAGAATTGGGATCAACGAAGTTTGTTGACGCACCACCAGCAATCCCGCCCCCCGCGCCACGAATAGCCAGCTGCGCCAGCTTGTTTGCCGGAGCGTTCGGGCCGATCCGCATTCCCCCGCTTGCAATGGCATCTGCCAAGGGACTGGCGGCACGAGAAACACCGGCAAGTCCAGCAATGCCCCGCACGCCATTCGCCAGCGCGCCGCCTACTCCAAGCGTACCGGCGACTTCCGCCCCGAGTTTACCCGCGCCATAAGCAAGCGAATTGGTATCCGCACCCAAGGACTGCAGTGCAGGGTCCAGAGACTCGCGTCGATCAATGCGCCCGATAAAGTCGTTCTCCGGAACCCCCAGCGCTCGCGCAGCCGCGTCCACAGGCGCCAGCAAAGTCGCGCCAATAGAAGCAGCACCACGCATAGCGCCAGCACCCAGATCGCGGGCAGTACGCTCGAAAAAGCTACCCTGTTCCTTTGGCGCCTCCGTACTCGTCTTGAGTTGGGACTGAACCTGGGCCAGTGCTTGATCGGCCGTAGAGCCTTCTGGGCCTGTTACGTCGTAAGTCTTGCCATCAGGTGATGTGATGCGGAAGGTAGGCACTTAGCGAACCTCCTTCACAGACCAGCCGCCAGAGGAAGCAGCAGGCGAACCGCGGACCTGACTGATTCGGTTCTCGGAATCGGGCACGTCCGCTGCAATGCCTCGCGTAGCAATCTCACGGTTCTTGCGTTTCTGTGCAATCACGGCAGAGGTGTCGCCGATCTGCGGAAAGTATTGCTTATCAGCATTGTCAAACTCGCTGGAGGCAATAGCTGCCCCGGACTCGCGGCGCAGTACGGCGTTGATGAAATCTCGCTTGGCTTGCACCAATTGCTGATTGCCTTGCCCGCCAATCGCGTTGATGGCCGCACCAACAACAGGAAGTGTGGATCCGGGAATACTGTTCACGGTGCCACCGCCAGAAAGCTTGTCTAGCGTGTCGTTGGCCTCCTGCATGCGCGATGCGAAAACAAGCGACTTGCTTTGACCTTCGGTTAGCGGCTTGCCGCCGCCGGCCTTGTTCTGCGGATCCGCCGGGCCGCCCGGAATGAATGCGAGCGAGCCGTCCGGCAGCTGTCGGTAACCCGTTGGAACTCGGCCGATTGCATTGCTTTCGCGCGCCCGGGAATCTGTCATGTTCTGACCGCGGATCGTCGCGCCCACGCTTGCCGAGTTGTTGGCGCGGGAGGTGGCGTTAGTGTCGATGTTGTTTTGGCGCCCGATGTCCTGCCCGCGCATGGTCACATCAAAGCCGCGCTCTTTCAGGGCTGCATCCAAGCGTTGTTGTGCGGTGAGGGCCTGTTGACCCAATGCGCTGACATAGGTTGGGTCAAAAGCTGCGGGGGCGCCCGACACATCCACACCCATTGCCTGCGCCTGTTGCTTGGCAAGATCGTACGATGCCTGATCCTTCGCTCCGCCAAGTACGTTTAAGAATGCCGAAGTTTTCTCGTGCGCCAACTTGAACTGCGCGGCCTCAGCCTCGGCACTAGTTTTGCGCTGAAGGATGTTCTGTTGCTGGTAGTCCTGAGCGGCCTTCAAATTGCCCGAGCCAAGCAAAGCGTTGTAGTTTGCCGTTTGGTCGGCGCCAAAGCCGCGCACCACGTTGCGTTGAGAATCAGCTTCTGCGCGTGCGCGTTCGTATTCCTGCATCTGCAACGCTGCCAAGCGGTTCTGTTGCTGGGCACCTTGGATTTGCGAGACTTGGGCCAGCTGCGCCAGCGGGTTGACCTGCTGAGGCTGCTGGATCTGACCAAAGATTGACGGGTCCAAAGGCATATCAGGTCCACCCACGTTGAGAGTTCAGCGAGCCAATGGGGTCATACGAGTTGTTGGCTTGGTTCAGAGCCGAGGTCCAGTTGGCCCCGCCGCCGTTGTTACCCAACAGCTGCTGCAACAGGTTCTGGCTGTTGTAGTTGTTGGTCGCACCGGTCAGCCCGTTGGAAAGCGCATTGCCCTGTGCAATCGATGCCGCACCCAGCGAGTTGGCAAGGCCGCTGCTGTTGGCTGCCGACTGATTGGCAAAGTTCGTGCCCGCATTGCCTAATGCCGATGCCGATGTTTGCGCCTGGCCGGCAAGCGACTGGAGCGGATTGAGGGTGTTTTGCAGGTTCTGATTGAACGTGCCCTGCGCCCGGCTGTAGGCATTGCCGTATTCGGTTGATGCGTAGTCTTGGCCGTAGCGCGTCAGGGCCTTGAGTTGAGCACCGCTGTTGGACATGCCGCGGGCAGCACCTGAGTTATCCAAGGCTCGCACGCCTTGCTGCATGCGGAATGCGTAGCTTGGGTCGTTCTGCAAGTCCTGCGCATTGAACTGGAATTGCGTGTTGGCCCCACCGTTGGGATTCAGCAGAGCAGCAAGCCGGTTGTTAGCCCACAACCCGTTTTGATACAGCGGCTGGTTGAGCGCTTTCTGATCTTCGTAGATATAACGGTTGGTGGCGTCCGTCTGTGCGGCCGAAGCAGAAGCTGCATCCTGAGCATCGCCCGCAGAGTCAGAACCGATAATGCCGCCGAGTACCGGGCCTGCCACTGCGCCGATGATCGAACCGAAATCGTAAAGCGGTCCGCCCGGCTGGCTACGTTGGATATAGCCAGACGAAATATATTCGCTGGCAGTTGGGTCAAAGTCGCGCATGGTTCATCCTTTCGGCACGGTATTGGATGCAGTCTCCTGTTCCACCAATCGGGCGGAAACCAAGACGCTGCACAAAGCGATGGCCGTGAGTGTTTTCTTTGCGGACAGTGGTAACAACATGCCCGTATTTTGCCAGCAATGGGGCTGTAACGCCCTCAATATCGCTGCGATTGATCCAGTGCCCTTCAGCGTCGTTCTTGCGCCAGCAATGGATCTCGTTTTCTCTGACGACGAAGAAGCCAACATCGCGGACCGGCAAGAATTCCCATTCATCTGAGAACTCGCCAGCAACAGCGAAAGCTTCTTCGCGCGTCATGCGTTACTCAGCACCCGGCCTGATGCGCGGATATTCAAGCCAGCCGCCGAACCCAGCACGCTGATGAAGTCACCGGGGTTGAGAGTCTGCCCCAGCATGCCAAGCGGCGAGGTGGAAGCATTAGCGCCGATGCTGAATGAACTCATGACCTGATTGGCGGTCGCTACGGCCGTGCCGGACTTGACGATGTTGGCAGTGAACGTGAGTGGCGTGGCGGTCGTGTTGTTGACCACCACGGCGTCAATCGTCGTGCGATCCGTGGCGGTAAATACGGTTGTTGCGGCGATAGGTACGTCTCGCGTATCAATAAGGGGCTGGGCTCGTGCTGCCATTATTTGGATTCCTCTAGATGGGCAATGCGGCTTTCCAACCGGGCGATATATGCGAACAGCGGGCCGAGGCTGGGTTCGTCTGGCTCAGGGCCTATAAAGGTTACGGGCAGTGGCTGGTCGTCCGCCGATGCCTGCGCGAATGCTCCAGCACCCAACGCAGGGACTAACGGAGCCTCGCGGATGTCTTGGAAGTCACCTTCAAGCTGGGTTTGCAATTCCGTGATGTCGATTCCATCGGTTCCGCCACTACGGGTGCGCAGGCCGGCGAGGATGGCATATCCGTACTGCGTGAGGCATTTCTTGTCGTCCACGAAGGCGACATTCATCATCGGCACGCCGACTGTCGTACTCATGTCAGTTGCGCTCCGACAAACACCCGCTTCACCGGGTCGGTAATGGACACTTCGTACATGCGGTTCCTCGCAATACCCAGCCGCCAGAATAGCGAACGGTTGGCGTATTTTCCCACCTTGCCGATAGGTGCGGTGCGCTCATTTTTCCAAGTCAGGCCGCCATCGTCGGACACGCGCAGCATGATCTTTGGATCTGCGCCTTGACCTGTCTGCGTGCCTACGCCCTGCTCCATAACCACCTGCAGACAAGAGGTCGTGAAGTAGCGCTCGTCTAGACTGGTTATCGTAGTCGCCCGCAATGCGCGGATAGCCTGGCCATCGTCGGTGTAGGCGTCTTCATCCAACTCGTACATCTTGCCGTTTTCCCAATCGCCGACGATTAGCTTACCGTTCATCACCGCGAAGCAGTTGGCCCGATGGCGTTGGAACGCGCCGTCTTTGAAGTACAGCCACTCAGTCCAAGCCTGCGAGTTGAAGTCATAGACCCAGGTCCGCTTGTCGGTCGGGAAGGTGATGACGTAGAACGTGTGGCCAGCGAAGTTGAATCCAAACGCCTGCGCGTCGCGTAGGGTGTAGTTGGAGAACTCGGTGGCAATTGCTGCGTTGCTTATCGGGGCCAGGCTGCTGGGACCCGAGACCTTGTAGACAGCCACCGTACCGCGTTTGTCATTGCCGAGGAAGCAGAAACCGTTGTCGATCTTAACGATGGTCGCAGGTGCCGCACAGCCGGTTTCAACGAACGAGCCCTCAATGCGACTCAGCGGGAAGTCAGCGCCTCCGGTATTGCTCCACGACTCCATGCTGTCCGTGCCGAGCAGATAGACAATCCGCTGCACGACGATGCAACCCACGAGGTTATCGGGCAAGCCCTCAGCGCTGGCGAAGTCCAATGCATCCCAGCCGCGAATGTCCTTGATCGTGGATACGCCGAACTTCTCGCTGCCAGGAAATACGGCGACGATGAACCCATCGATGTAGCCAGCTGCGCCTGTGCCGTTCGGGAAGCCTTCTGCGGTGATCTGGCTGAATACCGCGGTGCCAAGGTCATATACCCAGCCGAACTGATAGTCGAAGATGCCGAGTTGGATTCCGTTGTCCACGATCTGCACCGGGCCGGTGGAGGTTCCTATGGTTCCCCTGGCTGTCGGGGTCCAGTCTGCGGATAGCTCGAACAGGGTGTTGCCAGCCACGGCACAGTTGCGGCCCTGGGCGACGTAGAGGGCGCGGACGGGCTGCGTCGGAAGATTGGCAAGGGCAGTCAGACCAGGCATGCCATACATGGACAGCGGGGCTTTGCCGTTCTGCTGATCGACTTCTAGATACAGGTTTACCGTGCGCTGAGAGTTGATCGCAGGCGAGCGGGCGGGGACGCTAGGGCCGAGGAATCCGGGGAATTTCATTTTTGTGATTAATACAATCTATGGATTGCTACCGTATCACCATCCCCGATGCTGGTTGGCACATACATCCGGATTCTGTCATACATGGTCCCGGCGACAGTGCCATCGCAAAACCAATCGACGCCGTAGAGCAATGGCTGGAAATAAGACCCGCCAGACTTCTTTATGTACGCCAGCACTGCTGGGTTTCGTGTCGCGTCGCCGCCACCGCCGTCCTTAACCGGCACAAAGTACCGCACCGACGCGAACGAGGGGTATGTCGTGGCGCCGCCAGCCGCATAGGTGTCCCACATTTTCATGTTGAGGTTGCCGGCGCTGTACTCGACGAAGCTTGCCGAAGAGAGATCCTCGGCGGAGCCCGTAACGGTGGCGCGAGAGCTGATCCACCGAATCTCGCCGTTCGTGCGCGCTGGTGCAATTCCAGCGTTGAATAAGCTGAAAGCCTTATCGATCACACTGTTCAGTAGGGTCAGGCCGCCGATCGCTACCGTGGCTGTGCCGGCATTTTCATTGATCGCAAGGCCATAATTCGACTGGAGCGACGAGTTTGCAACGGTAATATCTTCGCTTACGAAGCTGGAAGAGTTGCCCGCACCGCCTCCATTAATCGAAACGGCGAGCGTGGTATTGCCCTGCGCATATTGGCGCAAGTTAACCTGGTCAAACTTAATCCGCTTGGCGCCCTCAATAAACAGATGGCGGTCCGCGCATCCTGAGCCTGTCACACTGCTTACGTTGACGTCGGTCGTTCCATAACCAAATGTGAAGGTGCGTTTTTGCCCGACCGCAAAATCGCTGGAAACAGAAAAGCTGCTGAGGTTAAAGTTTTTGCAGGCGTAGTTTCCAACCACAACGGCACCGCCGCCGCTGAGATGCCCGCCGTTCCAGGTCACATCCTCGACGGTCGGCGAGCAGGCCAGCCCGCGAGTCGCAGCCAGCTTATGTGTGCAGTCGCTGAAGTGAATGCCCTTGCAGTTAAGCAGCGCGATTCGGTCGTGGCGCGTGAAGTCACATTTCTCGAAGAAGATTTCTTCGGTCGTGCGCGCGAGCGACACCGAGGTGTCGATCAGATAGTCGGCAACCTTCACACCATTGGAAGTTGCGAAACAGGCGCCGCCGTTGGTGCCCGCGTAGAAGTCGCTGCTCACCACGATGTAAACCCCTTCGTCGATAGACGAGTAGGTGAACGCATCGCAGCTCAGACCGCGAAACTTGATGCGCTTGGACCCCATGTCGGCAGTGACAGCGCTCGCGATGGCCGAGCGCCCACTCACGAACACCGGCCGGAACACCCGCGCGTTGGTCACGACGATAGGGTCGAACTCGCAATCGCGCGCGTCCAGGAGGTAGACGCCAATTTGCGCTCGAGCATCGCCAATGGCAGTCGCCGACGTCTGCGAAGCGTCGAGCGTCGTCTTGCCGTACCACCGAACGGTCGCCTTTTCCAGATCGATCATGCGATCAATCGCAGTGTTCGGAATCGCTTTCAGCGTCGATGAGCAGTAGACCTGGCCTTTGTAGTTGGCCATGCTGAGTCGGGTGATGTTGTATTGGCGACCATCCCCGAAACTGAATCCCCGGCCGCTCGTCTGGTTGATGCAGCGCTGGATCGCCGCTGTGTGGTCCAGCGCATAAGCGCCGGTCAGAATGTCTAGGCGCTCAGCCGGCGAGAAGAACTCTAGTACGTCGGGCAAGCTCCAAACAACTCTCTCGTATAAATTGGCAGAGAACGTTTGTGGCAAGGGAGCGGTCATGGCAATTGCCGTGGCCCCATCTTCTTGAAGAAGCTTTGCACCAGTGATACCGCCGACCAATCGAAATTTAAGCCTGTCCGCTTCCCAATTTCCGGTCGTAACGAAGTTTATTTTTGAACCTAGCGGCGCATAAACGTCGTTGAGATACGAAACCCTTTGCAGCGTGCTGGTCATCGACAGGTCGGCCGCATAGGCTACGGTCGCTTGCTCGCCGTCTTGAACAATGGTCGATGCATCCCGAGCATCCTGAGCTTGTAACTTATTGAGCTGTCCAAGCTCTTTAAAAGTGTAGCTGGTCAGTGCGGACGGCCTGATCTTGAAGCTATTTCCAACGCCCGGCTTAGCCGCATAAAGGAATTCACTGCCGTCAAGCGTATCGCGCGTTGGATAGTCGGTGAGTCGCATGCTTATCCGTTCTGGTCTTGGATGAAGCCGCCATCTTGGTCGGCGATGTCATAGACGAAATCTGCGGCACCAAGCACGCCACCATAAGCACCACGCCCACCCCATACACCCGGAAGACCCGCAGGCATCCCAAGGATCGGAACGCGCGAGTTAGCCTTCTTGATTTGCCGAATGCTGGTCATGGCATTGCGCATCACGACCTGCGAAGGTTCCTTGCCGTACTCCGGTGCCATCTCAACGGCGAGGTTGTATTGCAGCGCACGCAGATAGCCAGGCGGCAGAACATAGTCTGTGTCTAGGTCCGCAAACCGCTCGAACGGCAAGTTGGCCAATAGATGCAATTCCATGCCTGTCGATGGCCCGGGGTAGAACGTCAGAACGCCTCCAGCAGCATAGGGCTCGTAGTAGAAATACGACGGTCGGCCGGGAACAAACTTGGTGGTTATGCCAGCGTACTCTGCGGCATCCAACTGAACTAGCGGCGTATCGATGCCTTGAAAGCGAATGAAGCTGCCTTCGGCAATCGATGCGATCCGGGGCGCGTCAAATGTACTGCCAGGACCGATCTCATAGGTGTACGCGCTTCCCAGCGGAAATACGGTAGTCTGTCCCGTTAAAACAGTTAGCGTACTTAGTGGCCACGCCTCCAGATACGCATTGAGGGCCGACAACGAATCAGCAAGATCCGCGGCATCGCCGGGCTCGTTTGCACCCAATACGCCGATAAGGCGCAAGGAGCGTGTGACGATATCGCGGGCGGTGGTCATCAGGGCAGCAGTGGGCCGATCAGCGATTCGATGAATGCTGGAGTCTGACCCGGTGCGAAATCAATGGTTAAAGGCATCAGGCCATCGCCAAGGAGCGGCACTTGGATGCGCGTTACCAAATTTGCCTCGTTCACCGTCACGACGATGATTTGGCCATTCAGAAGTGTGTCGCCTGCTTTGATAGTCATATCGTGTCCTTATTGGAAGGTTTTCCAGCCGCCTACCGTGCCGTCATAAAAGAAGCGTTTGCGACCATTGAGGATCATGCTGACCGTTGAGCCGCCCACTAGGCCGCCAACGTTCAAGATAGAACCCAACCCCAGCGTACCGTCAAAAGCAATCTCAAACGATGCGCCCGGAAAGGCATAAACCGAGTCTAAGTTGAAAGTGCGACCAACGCCCGCAAGAATGGCGCCAGTTAGGAAAAGAATGGATGGCGTTTTCAGCGGAATGAGGGAGCTATTCTGATCTGCACTCATGCTAGCTGCGAACTCGGGGCGTACTGGCTGCCAGAAATAGCTAGTGTTGCTGCCATTTACGAACTTGGAGCAAAGCACTAGATCTTCTTTTACACCGAACAGGTCCGTTACAGTGGCGTAATACCCAAGCGTATCAGGGCCGGCAGGAGCGACAGAAAACAGCTGGTCAATGGTGTACTTGCCAGGCATCTTTTTAACGTTCTGGGGTTCAAAGTACGCCATCTCAGAACTCCCAGACGGTCACAAGCGGCGTGCCTGCAGCCGCAATTATGTTAAGCGCTTGGTTTGTGCCAGTGAACTCAAAAGTTCCTTGGGGACCGACCCTTTTGCTACCCAAGCCAGTAGTGGCTGCGGCACCAAAATTCACGAACACAGCGTTAGTGGCATCTAGGTTTTCTACCAAGATTTTAGAGCGCACCGAGTTTGCCGCCGCAGCTTGCTGGCTGGTAGTGCTGGCCGTAATTGATCTATCATTTTTTACGAGTGGCGGCTGTTTAGTGTTTGCCGCATTCACATCCCCTCTCCAACGGTCCCATGTCACGCCGTTGTAAACCAACTGATACCCAATAGTCGCCAGCGAACCTGTCACAGCCTGGCCATCACTCGAAGGACCTTGTACAGCGCCACCAAGCGTTCCGTTGGGGCCGTAAAGCACAACCTTAATACTTCCTCGGGAATCGCTTTGCAACTCGGTTCGCTGCCCATCAGAATATGTTGGTGCCGTCGTCCTATAAACAGCGCCGCCCTTGACAGGGTTGCCCGAGTCGGTAGCGCCTGATGCGGTATTACCTTCGACTTGGGTGGATCCGCCAGTGCCGCCGCCCAGCGTCATAACACTGGAAAACGTAGCGCCCTCTGGCAGATCAAGAATATATGCGCTTGCACTTGGGGCAGTAGCTCCAGTAACCGACAGCCGAATGCGGGACGACTCAGCAGCTGCAAACGGAATGATGCCAGCGCTAGTGAGAACAGCGCCCGGAATGTTCACCCAAGTGGATTGATCCGGCAAGCGCTGTTGAATCTGATAAGTGCCGCCGCCTACCGTCCCACCAATGGCGAACTGCCCCGAACCACCTTGGAACAGGAACCCCATGTCGGAAGGGTAGAAGCCGTTAGCCGTAATGAGCGGATAAGGAACGACAGGCGTTCCATATGGCGATTGGGTTACGCCGTCCGCAAAAACGTAGGTGTGGCGGTAGGCCATGCTTTACTTCCCGTCGCGCGCGGCGATGTCTGCTTTGCTTGGACGGCCCAGCTTCTTGACAGCGGCGATCTTGACGGCGAGGTCCGTCATGGATGCCAACTCGTCTTCCGAAACGTCGGTGCCTTTGTCGCGCAAACGCTGGAGTTCGCGTTCTGCCAGATCCTGTGCAGCATCTTCGCCTTCACTGATCTTGTCGTCAGCCTGCTTTTGAACCGAGGCTTGCGCCTTGCCGGTCAGCTTGGCTTCTTCGGCAACGTCATGCACGGTGACATCGTTGCCGTCTTTGTCTTTGACGGACTTCGGGTACTCTTGGTAAACGTAGGTCATGGTGATTCCTTAAAGAGAAAGGGCGCGAGGCCCCTTCGTTTAGTTGACGGCGGTAAGGCCCGACAGGTTCTGGTTAGCCCAATCCACGACGACCGGCGCCGTAGCGTTGGCGTTGCCGTAGATGGTGAACGAACCCAGCGCAGGCACCACACGCATGATGCTGGTGAGGGTGCCATCAGCCGTAGCCTGGTTGATGAAGGCGCTGACCTTGGACTGCGGGGTCACGGCCGGATTGGTCACAACAACGCTCAGCGTGCCGGTTGCGATCACTGCACGGCCGTTCGGCTGCGAAGTGGACATGGCGCCAGCGGTCGGCAGGTTGGCGGTGATGGTGCCGTAGCCTTGCTGCACGAGTGCGGTTTCGGTAGGGGTATCAAACGAGGCGTTGACACCAGCGGGGTAGCCTTTGTAGGCGCGGGAAAGAGCAATAGTCATGTTAAGACTCCTGATCGGTTATACAATTGTACGTGTTGGACTAGGTTTAGCGGCCGAAAAGACGATTCATCACCGTCCTGTCTAGCATTTAACCTGTGATGTAGCCTCATGATGAAGGCCACCAGATGCTTACCCAAGCTCGCCTCAAAGAACTTCTGCATTACGACCCGGAAACGGGCGAATTTACGCGCCTCGTCGCCACCAGTAACGTTGTCAAAGTCGGGGATATCATCGGCAAGGGCGCCAAAACCAATTGGTACAAACGCGTTGGAATTGACGGCAGAGATTACTACCTCCACCGCCTTGCATTTCTGTACATGGTCGGCGATTGGCCTCGCTTTGACGTAGATCACATTTCCGGCAATCGGACAGACAACCGTTGGTGCAATCTTCGTGATGTCCCGACTCAGACTAATCTGCAGAATGTTCGCAGGGCATCTTCCAGAAGCAAATCCGGCGTTCTTGGCGTTGTCCATCTGCCCCACCGGAAACGATGGGTTAGCAGCGTTCAGATCGACGGTCGTCAACAGTTCCTTGGCAGCTTTAAGACTGCCCAGGAGGCTGAAACCGCCTACCTTGAGGCAAAACGCAAGCATCACGCCGGATTTCTTCTTTAAGATTTACGCAACCATCTTGACAGCAAGCTCGGGATATGTTGCGCACCAACCAAATAATACATCGAGCCTCCAGATGCCATTATCGTTGATACCGTCGTAGAACTTGGTCACTTTGACAGTGAAACCATCATCCGACTCTTGCGAGACCTTGGCACCCATGCCAGCTTCCGGCTCGGCCATCGGCACCATTGCAAGCGTGAACGCGTCGCGGTGGTACACGAAGTCGGTTTCGTAGGTGGCGTTTGCACCGCCGAAGATCGTACCGGTTGCGCCGTTGGCAGGCGATGCGGTCACGCTTTGCAGCGGGCCGGCAGCCTGAATCGGCGGGTAGATCGGCACCGAGGTAGCACCGTTGGCCACATCGGCAGTCACGACGAACTGCTGCAGCGAGCGGGTGTCTTGGCGGCTGACCGGGTTCACGGCATTCACGCCGGTGAAGGTCACGACAGAGCCCTGGCGGATGGTGCCGCTCACAGCGTTCACGATCAGGGTGTTGCCGGTCTGGCCTGCACCGTTGACAGTGAAAGATGCTGCGGTTCCGTTCACATGCACAGGGATGTTCTGATCCTCAGCCAGATTCAGGCCGAAGCCACGCACGAAGCGGCCGGTTTCGTTCTGCTTGCCGATACTGGCATTGCTATTGAACAGGCCCGCAGTGCCCTGCACCAGAGCAGCGTTCATAGCAGGCGACAGCACAGCCGAGCGGAAGCCGTCATAAGGAGCCGAGTTCTCGGACAGCTTCTGTTGGGCTTGGGTCAGCAGCTGGATTGCAGCGGCTTGCGAGGCTGGGTAAGTGCCGACGGTGCCAACGGTGTTGCCGACGCTCAGACGGGCCACTTGCAGGCCTTGCAGGTCGATCTGGTTGGTCACGACAGACATTGCCGACTGGATCACATCGCCCAGGCGGGAGATGGACAGGGTGCGCTCCAGCATCGTGAACTGCAGATCCGTACCGCCTTGCGACAGGGTAAGCGGGATCGTGGTTTTCACGGTGTCTTGCGGCACAGCAACGCGGCCAGCACGATACTCGTACTTGGGCGGACGCTTGATGTTGATGGTTTGACCGGACGAATAATCGCCGTTCTTGAACTCGTCCTGATAGTCGCGGTTGACGTTGCGCGAGAAGGAGAGGTTGTTTTTCA